TGCCCCTGAAACAGGGGCTGATCCGGTTACCCGGCGCTCGGGGCCAGGGGTAGGTTCTTTCTTGGTAACTTTCAACTTCGTTGCCTCCAGTCTTGCAACAGCGAACGCAAACTTCACCGGGTCTTTGATCTCAGCCAGGGATTTCGCTTCCTTCGGATTCTTGCCAAGTGCATAGACTAACTCGGCTGGCATTTGCGCCCCGTGAAGCAAGATGCCCTGCTGTTCGACGGAAAGCGTCTCATGCACAAGGAACTCGGCGTCATCGAAGTCTGATACCTTTACCGACTTCTTAGCCGTCGCGTAGTTCTCTAGCGTTGACTGCCACTCTTCGTCTAGTTTCTTCTGCCGGTTCTCGGCCTCTTTCTTCTGATCCTCGACCTTGCGTTTCTTCTCGTTCCATTCGAGTAGCTTGGCCTCGAACTTGTCGGCATCGTAGGCAATGTCATCATCGTTGATCTGAGGCTTCTTACCGATGTCGATGACTTGAGCTTGCGGAACCAGCTTAGCCTTGAGTTCCTTGTTCTCTCGCGCAAGTTCCCGGTGTTGCCGTCGCAAGTCCTTTACCCACGTCGGAGCCGGTTCCTTTTCTTCCTCGGCTGGCTCGTCGCCTAACGTGATGCTAACTTCCTCTTCCTGTTCCTGAGTTTCCGGTTGCTCCTCGGCTACCGGTTCCTCGACAATAACCTGATCATCGATCAGGTCTTCATTCTCTTCGTCCATGTCTCCCCCTTAAATCTTCGGGCCTTGAATGGCCCCAATCATCATTTCTCTAGACTTCTGATCCACACCGGCAAGGATTTCAACCGTCTGCGCGTGGGTCTTCTCGGTTTCAGCGACAACCTTGACCACTTCTGCTCGGGTCTTCGTCGCCTGAGCTGTAGCCTGGTCAGCCATGGCTTTGAGCGCGATAGAGTTGGGGTCTTCGACCTGAGCCTGTGCTTCCATGGCTTTCTTTTCGTCTTCGTTGGGTTCAATGATGCCCTTCTGAACTAGCTTGCCTCTCAGATACTTGTGAAGGTCGCCAAGACCTTCACCTTCCATGTTCATCAAGGCGTACATTTGAAGCACTGATGCGGTTTCCGGGTCTTGGGTGACGCTAATCATTCCGGTGAGTTCCCGCACAAGGGCTGACCGGCGAGTCTGGCTTGACGGCCCAACCTCAACGGCAACGTCAAAGGAAGCCTTGGTTAGATCGTTTCCTGAGATCGTCCCCCCGGTCTTCTTGTCGAGTGCTGGAGTACCGATGACTACAGACCCAACGGCTTTCTGACTGTCGACGGTCTTCATCCGTCGGCCTTCGGTGGTGTAGATTTCCTTGGCAATAGACAACCACACTTCTCCGGCACGACGGACGGCCTTGGCAAAGTTTGAGACGTAGATGAAGGTCTGCATATCCATGCGCTGCTGAATCATCTCGACAGCCTTGCCCGAGATATTCGACACGATCTTGTCGGCCTGTTGCTGGTTGCCGAGGATGTCTTGCATATCCTGCTCGGTGATCTGCAACAGTGCCCCAAGAGCAGGAGGAATCTGCGGAGGCTGAGTGTAGCTCTGAGGCCCGGTAGCAATCACGTTCCCGTTCTGGTCTTCGAGAGCATTGATGAGCAAGTAGGGGTAATTTCGGATATTGTCGTCTGACCACATTTGAGCGTGTCCGACGATCTGGTCAGGCGTGAAGATCGGCTTCTGAACCGAGGATAGCGCGGCAACCTCGCCGAGTTTCGAGAGTTGCATATTCTTGAGCCGTTGGGCATCCTTGGCAAGACGAACATGCCCCATGCACCGTTCTACGTTGTCGATAAACCAACGCTTGCCATATACCGGGATGATGGGTATATGCTTGCCAGCGATGATCCCGCAATCTTCTAGGATGCCGTTGCCGGAAAGGATGTACTTATGAACCTTCCGACGCTCTATCTTCTTTTCACGGAGCTTAGTCCACCCAGTGTTTGTAAGCCTTGTTTCAAGTTCAGGGTCATTGTCGAAGTCTTCCTTGGTGTACTTCTCTTCGTTTCCAACCAGGTCAGCCCAAGTCATGACAAGTTCTTTCTTTTCCTCGACACGGTAATACTCGGCAACGTACACCACATCGGGAGATGACCAGTCGAACTCGGACTGGATGATGTCCTTTGTCCACGTTGATGGGTCAACGTCCCATTCCTCGATAAAGTCTTCGATGGTCTTTGAGGTGATGACAAAACAGTAATCTGCGTCAGCCTTATCCTGGCGCTTTGCATTAAGGTCAAAGTAGACCGACGAGTCGGCGTCAAAGATCGGCTCGATGCGCACCCGTTGAAAGTCAGACTCTTCGTCCTCGGGGTCTTCGTAGGTCGTGGTGAGTCGAAACGCACCAAAGCCGCCGCCAACCGCTTCCTCGAAAGCATTATCATAGGCTTCATCTGCACCGGAGTCTTGTTCGTCGGCACGGTAGAGTCCGTCGCAGAGGTCGGCAAGTTCGTTATCGTCCCGGCCATCCTTGGAAACGAAGTCAACCGTGATTCGGTTATTCCGGTACTCATTGATGATCCGCATGACGGCCATGTGGATCTTATTGACCTCGAACTTGGGCTTATTCTCGAACTGCACCGCAAGGTCACCTTCCCACTGCGCCCCGGCAATGGAGTAGAACCGGCGGTCTTGGAGACATTGGAGTCTTTCCTCGCGGAGTGCTGACTGGATTACGTCGAACTGAGCGACGGCCTCGGCGTGGACGCTATTTAGCTTGTCTTCTTTGGTCATTGCCATCTCCTACCAGCGGTTTGACACTGGCAACGGTACTAAAGTCTGCGCGGTCGGTTGCTTGCGCATGGCCGACTTCTCAACAATGCCGGTGAGCAGGTCGGCGGCGTCGTCGTGTTTCCACTTCGACCCGCGCGCCATTGCCTTTATATCACGGGCAAACATGGGCCACCGTGTTTCCCAATCCATTGGGAATATTACCATGTTACACACATTGGTAGTGTTAGACAAGATTCGTGCCGTTTTGTTCTCAGACTGGTGAAACCATGTCACCTTACAGGATAGGTAATTCAGGCTTTCTCGCATGATCTTCTCAACGGCGCGAGAGAATGCCCGCCCTCCATTGTTGGATTCAATCCAAGCCGTTTGCGCACGGTTATCGGTCAAAGATCGCGCTACCAGTCCCTCGGTGATTTCCATGGGGTCTTGAGTGTACACGATGTCCAGGATGTAAGCGGTGTTCTTGTGCAGTTTGTATACCGCAAAGGCAAGCCAGTCTAGCCCTTCGTCAGCGGTATCACAGTAGGCTTCGATGGTTCCACCTGTCGGAACCTCGGAGTAGGTCTTGAACGTGCTATAGAGCTTGTCTACAGAGTCATACGGGGCCTGCTGGTAGTTCCCGGCAATGATGACCGGATCGGTCTTCTTTGATCGGTCGTCGAACTCTTCCGCTGACAGGATGTCGTCACAGAGCATCGTTCCGTCTTCGTTCTGGGCTGGCATGGAGATTACTTGCCACTTCTCTGGCTCGAGCTGGACCAATCTGCCGATCAGGTCTTTTGTTGACCATCGGGTCATGATGACGATTTGCTTTGCACCAGATTCGAGTCGGGACAAAATTGTATTGCAATACCACTCCCAATGGTCATCCAGAATCCGTTCGTTAAACGCCTCTTCTGCATTTTTTACGAGGTCGTCAATCACAAGCAACTGAGCACCGATGCCGGTAGCAGTGCCGCCTGGCGAAGTGGCCAGGAACGAGAAGTGCGCGCCTTCGAGCGCCCAGAGCTGCATAGCTCCGTCCCCGTCTTTGATCTTGACGCCGGGGAAGTAATCGGAGAAAACTGGCTTTTTCTGACTTGCCTGCCGTTCTGAGATTCCACCGCGCACGGCCTTCGAGAAACGACCGCTCAAGGTTTCGTTATAGCAGCACACAATTAGCCCTGTCAGCGGCGACTTCCCTAGCACCCATTCCGACAAAAGCTCAACGGTCAGGGTTTTCCCAAAACGTGGTGGCATGGACAATGCCAACCGTTGCCGGTCGGATTCCCAAAACGACTGCAGCTCATCGCAAAGTTTCTTCAGGTGTGGCCGGTTGGCAGTGTAGACCGCCGGGAGCCGGAACTTGCAGTAGTAGTAGAAATCCCGTCTGCCGAGATCCACCATTGCGTCGAATAGGTCAACCGCCAATCGACTCCACCGCCAGTGCCGCGAGCACTGCCTTTTGATCTTGGCTCAGCTTGCTGGTGTCAACCGTAGGCCGGGAGTCGTGCACGTCGGCTTCGACTTGTTGGACGGGTTTGCCGAAGGCGCGGTCTTCAATGATTTCAATGGCGCGCAGCCGGTCGGTATCCTTTTCAGCGTTTTCACGGATGTCTAACAAAATTGCAAGATTACCCTTGGAAGCTTCAAACCACTTCTTCATTTCCTCAGGATCACGGCGAGGACGACCGCCAGGGTTTCCAGACTTGCCAGCCTCAAACGGCATTGTTTCCCTCTTTGTTTTCAATAAAGTACAACCCCTCATACTCAACGCCCTGGAGCTTGGTCACCTGAGAGAGCTTGACGCCATCCGGCTTGGGCAAAGGCTTCCCGTTCTTTCCGGCTAGGTAGGCTTCGGTGATGTCGTTGTCGGTGTAGAGGGTCATGGTGCTAGGTTACTCCGATTTGGTGGGTTGGTCAAGGAATGACAGGATCACACCACAATCATTCCACTGAGTTTCAAATGAAATGACAAATATTTCTATGTATAGCATAGATTTGCACGTAAGCGAGTTCCACTCATCGCATCATTTCATGTTTCCAACTCTATAGGTAATATTATAAATAAAAATCATCATCATCTTACTGTATAAAATGGAATGAGTGAAACCACTCTATATGCCACAAGGAATTAGATGGAACTCGCGGTGAAATGATCATGTCAAATATGGTGTGAGTGGAATGATTTTTGGGGTGATTCTTGACATTTCGCTCCGCAATTGCTAGTCTTGGCGTATGGCGCTTAGTAACCGCCGTATATCCTTGGTCGAGGATGAGAGAGTGAATGAAGGCATTTTTGCAAGAGTTTCCGCCTGACCAGCGGTTAACAGGCTACTAACCTGGCTCTTGCAAAGGTGCCTTTTTTTGTTGCCCGGAGGGTCTATGGGTGTCTTGATTTCCGTCAACGGGGTGTATCAGAAGCACAACGCCGTGACTGGTTTCGTTCCTACGATGGCGAATAGCGCCGAGGAATTGCGTGTCATTGTGTCTTCTTCCGACTGGTCTCCAATCATATTCAAGGATGGCCGAAGGCATGGGGAGAACTTTGTCGAGGCGTTGACATTGGCAATTGACGTTGACAACACCGGGGAGAATCAACTTTCGATTGATGATTTCAATGTGATGTTTGGTCAGTTTGAGTTCTACTTGATGACATCGAAGAGTCACCAGAAGGCCAAGACTTCCAAGAAAGTTCTCTGCCCCCCGGCTGATCGGTATCACGCGGTGTTTCCGTTGGCCGATCCGATCACGAGTCCGCACGACTATCGGGCAATGATGGAATCCATGATAGAGCGCTACCCGGCAATCGACGATGGAGCCAAGGATGGGGCTAGGTTTTTCTATGGCTTCGATGGGACAGAAGTGTTTTACAATCCCGGAAAGCCTTTGAAGATCGAGGCTCCTGTTATCGAGGTAGCTATCCCAACCCGCAAGAGTCGACTTCACGCCATGCCACAGGTTGAGTCGTTTGAAGATGATTCAACCGAGAAGACCCTTGAGATTCTGAGGCAAGCGGCGCGAGAAGGGCACTTCGATGACCGTTCCAAGTGGCTCGAATGTGGGATGGCGTTTAAGGGCGCGGGGCTTTCCTTTGATGACTGGATGGCTATTTCATGGGATTCCGAGAAGGCTAACAGTACCGAGAACCGCAAGAGGTGGGACGGATTCCGAGCCGACCGGCATACCAAGGGAACACTTGTCCACTATGCTCGTCAGTTCTCGCCGGGGTTCCTTGTGAAGCGTGCCGCGTCAACTGAGTACTCCGCACCATCGGCAACGCCAGAACAGGCTAGGAACTCTCTGCTGATGTCGATGCCTTGGGCCAAGTGGTATCAACCCCATGTAATTGTGTCACACAAGAAAAATCCTTTGACGAATGAGTTGATGGAACTTCACAAGCCCATGGCGACGATTGCCAACCTTGAGGCGATGTTCGATTTCTACGGTGTCACAGTCCGCGAGAACCTGATGAAACACGATGTTGAGACTGTGATCCCTGGAGTTCACAAGGCCGAGGGTAAGCACGAGAACGCGAGCTTTGCCGACATTCTTTCCCTTTGCGTGTTGAACGGGTATCCGACCGAGAAGCTGAAAGAGTACATCGTCAAGGTGGCGCACAAACGATCCTATCACCCTGTCAAGCAATGGCTTGATGCGTTGCCGGGATGGGATGGCATTGACCATATCGCTCGTATTCTGGCCGACGTGATCGTGTTGGATGAGTCCAAGAGTCATCGGGCATTCTCTGAGATCCTGATACGCCGATGGATGGTGTCTTGCGTTGCTTCGGTGATGGAAAACAAGTATCGGGGCCGTGGTGTCCTGACATTCCAAGGTGAACAGGAAATCGGGAAGACGGCATTCTTTCGGTCGATCATGCCAGTGGAACACTTCGGGGAATGGTTCAAGGATGGACTCCATGTTGATCCTAAAGATCGGGATTCAGTGTACAAGGCGGTTTCCCGGTGGATCGTTGAGCTTGGTGAAATCGAAGGGATGTTCGTCAAGGAGATTTCAACCCTCAAGGCTTTTCTGACTTCTGATGAAGATGTCTTGAGGTTGCCGTATGAGGCCAAGACCGAGACTTACAACAGACGCACGGTGTTTTGTGCTACCGCGAACGACTCTGCGTTTTTGAATGACCCAACAGGCAATAGCCGATTCTGGGTTCTAGCGGTCAAGTCTGTACGCTACCAACACGATCTACCGATTGACCAGCTATGGGCACAAGCCCTTGCGATGTACCGAGCAGGGGAAAGGTGGTGGTTAGAGGATGGCGAAAGGGACGCATTGACGGCCAGTAACTCCCAGTTCGTTGAGGTTGACGCATACCGTGAAGCCATCTTGCTTCACTTCGATTTTGCAGCTGCCAACTTGGGGGCCGTGAAAAAGCCCATGACAGCCACAGAGGTTGCCCGAGAGTGCGGATTCCGGATGACAGGTCACAAGGATTCCCGAGGTGTTGCAAGAGCTTTGCGTGCCATGGGAGTTGAAACCGCATACTTGCCAAACAGGTCACAAGGCTTTGCTATGCCACCGGTATTGGCGGTTGCATCGAACTATCAGAACTACTCGCAAAGGGAGGGATACTAATGCTTGACACTTCCGACAAACCAGTTTAACCTTTACGTCATGGAGCCAACGACAGACGATTGGATTTTCGATAGACCCGTGGCGCAAAATGTCACCGGGAAAATCTCTTTACTGTACTGGTACACTGATGATGAGATCGCTGAATATGACTTTCGGCTAGAGACTAAATATATGGACGTCCGAGAGGAGCAGGACGCAACAACCCAAGAACCCATTTTTTAAAGGAAAACCCCATGAAAGCATTTGAACAATCGACCGGCGGAAACTACGAAAAGGCCCCCGAGGGCCAGCACATTGCACAGCTCGTCGGCATCATCGACGAAGGCACTCAGACTTGGGAGTTTCAGGGAACCCCGAAGAGTGGCCCCAAGCTCTACCTCCAGTTTGAGGTCTACCCCGAAGACGACGACGGCCAGCCCATGACCAACCAGAACGGGGAATTCTTCTTGATCGGCGAGGAGTTCACCGCAGTCCTGAACGATAAGAGCAATCTGACCAAGCTGATTACCTCGTGGCGCGGTAAGGCCCTTGAGCCCAAGGATTACCCCTTCGACTTCTCGCGTATGCTTGGCAAGTTCGCGCTCCTTTCGGTGGCCCATAACAAAAGCGTCGATGGAACCAAGACCTATGCCAACATTGCCGGGATTTCCCCGGTTCCCCGCAAGATGTCCCAGAACGCAGCCGGTGAGTCCATCTTGCCACAATCGTCCACCAAGCCTTTCTTTTTTGACCTTGACGCTGAAGACTGGAAGGCAATGCTTGAAATCTACTCGTCGCGCCTGTGGCAACGCATTCAGCAAAAAATCACCATGGCCCCCGAGTATGCCCAAAGGAACGGCCATGCCCCTTTGCCAGCATTGCCGAAGTCGCCCACGCCTTCGGTCGGCTCGGGTTCGTCGAATGGATCCCAAGCTGGTGGGAATCGCCCCGTTCAAGCCGACGGACACGTTGACGACTGGCCCGACGAACCGGCTTTTTGATCTAAGATGATAGCCGG